TCGACAAACCAATCCCTGCCCCCATTTTCCAAGGGTAGGAAACTTACAGGAGTGAATTATGTCTTCGACTAATGCTCCGTTTGGCTTGCGTCCTGCTTTCCACCCCAGCGGTCTGGATCGCGCTCAGGCGCTTGCCGACGGTATCGCGTCGGCTTACAACACCGACATTCTCAAGGGTCAGCCCGTAAAGCTGAATTCGAGCGGCAACATTGTTGTTGCTGCTGCTGGTGATTCTTTCCAAGGCGCTTTTGCTGGCGTCGAATGGACTGATACCACTGGTCGTCGTCGCGTCTCGAACTACTGGCCTGCAAACACTGCATACCAGACTGGTTCGTGCGTTGCCTACTTCTACAACGATCCGAACATCGTTTATGAAATTCAGGCAGCCGGTTCTCTGGCGCAGACTTCGATTGGCGATATGGCGGATCTGAGCAACACCACCGCCGGTTCGACCACCACCGGCCTGTCGCAATGCACGCTGTCCACCACTTTGGTGGGCGCAGGCAACAGCGCACAGATGCTGATTCGTGATCTGGCTCCCTACCCCGACAATGCTTGGGGCGATGCGTACACGATTGTTCGCGTAACTGTTAACGAGTCGCAGTTCAATGCGCCCGTTAACGCGATCTAAGGAGGGCTAAGACATGGCAGCCCCGATGAGAAGTACTGACTTCCGTTCGATTGTTGAGCCTATCCTCAACGAATGCTTTGACGGAGTTTATGATCAGCGTACCGATGAATGGTCGCGTGTTTTCCGCGAGCAAAACGGTATTCCCCGCAACTACCACGAAGAGCCGGTGCTTTACGGCTTTGGCGCTGCTCCGGAACTTCCGGACGGCACGCCGGTTACCTACCAGCAGGGTGGTGTGCTGTTCCTGAAGCGTTATGTCTACCATGTTTATGGTCTGGCATTTGCGCTGACCAAAGTTCTGGTCGAGGACGGCGATCACATCCGTATCGGTCAAGTCTACGCCAAGCATCTGGCGCAGTCGCTGATCGAGACGAAAGAAACGCTGTGCGCTAACGTGCTGAATCGCGCTTTCAACGCTGCTTATCCGGGCGGTGACGGCGTGCAACTGAACAGCGCCTCGCACCCCATCGTCAACGGCACGTTCAGCAACCTGCTGACGACTGCGGCGAACCTGTCGCAAACGTCGCTGGAGCAGATGCTGATCCAGATCCGTCAGGCTGTGGACAACAACGGCAAGAAGATTCGTCTGGTTCCGAAGCAACTGGTTGTGGCTCCGGGCAACGTCTTCCAAGCTGAAGTTCTGCTGAAATCGGTTCTGCGTGCCGGTAACGCCAACAACGACATCAACCCGATCAAATCGATTGGTCTGATGGACGAAGGCGCTTCTGTGCTGTCGCGTCTGACTTCCGCCACTGCTTGGTGGGTTCAGACCGATGCTCCGGAAGGCATGAAGCTGATGATGCGCCGGAAGCTGGAGAAGACGATGGAAGGTGACTTCGAAACTGACTCGATGCGCTACAAAGCCACCGAGCGTTACGATGTCGGCTTCACCGATCCTCGCGCCGTTTACGGTACGCCGGGCGTCTAAACCAAGCTGGAGGGGACTTCGGTCCCCTCTGCATAGGAGAGTTTGTTATGGGAAATATCGTAACGAACATTGGTGGAGTTCTGTCTGCTGTTACCAACACTGTCGCTTATACCGATAGTTCTGCGGTGACGATTGGCACGATTCCGGCCAATGCTCAAATTATTGACATCAACATTGATGTCACTACGGCATTCAATGCCGTTACGACCAATACTGTGACTGTCGGAAAATCCGGATCTGCCGCGGCTTATGTCGCGTCTACTTCGGTTGGTTCGGCTGGTCGCGCCAGTGTTGCGTCTACCGGTGTTTACAGTGCTTGGGCCGATGTTGGTTCGGCTGAAGTTCCTGTGACTGCCACTTATAGCCAGACCGGCACTGCTGCATCTGCCGGTGCAATGCGAGTGACCGTGGTGTATCGGTCGCCTGCGCCGTAAGGAGGCATCATGGGTCAATTCAAACCGATGGTGAAGATGTATACCACCGAGCCTACAGTTGAACTGAAGCTCAAAAAAGGTGGTCATGTCAAGATGCCCAAAAAAGCCGTCAAAAAGATGGATGGCGGCACTATGGGTGCTTTGGCTGCTGCTCCTGCTGCTCGGGTTCCTGCTGTAGCTCCGGCTGGCCGTTCTCCGGCTCGTCCGTCTATGGCTGCTCGTCGGCGTGCAATGATTGGTCAGCGCGGTATGGCTGCTCCGGTTATGGCTAAAAAGGGCGGTGAGATGGAAACCAAGGCGGAACACGCTAAGGAAGCCACCAAAGCCGAACTGAAAGCTCATGCCGATAAACCGGCGTCGAAGGCTCATAAAGGGCTGAAGACTGGCGGCGTTGTCAAAGGTCAAGGTGGTTACAAGACCGGCGGCGTTGTTAAGGGTCAAGGCGGCTTCAAGAAAGGTGGTGCTGTAAAAAAGTATGCTAAGGGCGGCCAAGTGCAAGATGATGGTCGTCCGGAACAGATGCCGCAGGGAAAGAAAAAGCCCACGGCACCTGTCTCGATTAGCAGGCTTTCAGGCACCTTCAAGAAAGGTGGTGCTGTAAAAAAGGCTGAAGGCGGCGATATGAAGCCGCTGAATGCTCAGGCAGCAAGAGAAACGAAGGGTTATCAAGATCACTACAAGCGCGAGGCTGAAGAGAATCGTGCTATGAGTGAAGCTATGAACCCGATGAATCTCCTGCGTAAAGCTCGGGATGCTTTCAAAGGTCAAGGGGCCGTTACCACCACAGAACGAGAAGTTAGCCGGACGGTATCTCCGCCGCAGAATAAGCGGAATGGTGGGTATTCCAAAGGTAGCCGTTGTTAAATAAGGTGGGGGCTTCGGCCCCTGCTTTTTTGAGGTAATAAAATGAAACTTCAAACTGTCTCAAAGACCGGCGTTGGCTCTAGCTCGGCTTTGGTAATGAACACAAACGTCACGCCTTTTAATGTTGGTTTTGGCGTGGTTGTTACTGGAACGGTGGACTACACTGTTCAGCATACTTTTGACGATCCTGCGGTTGGATTTTCGACTTGGTTTTCGCATCCCACCATTACGGGTGAGACGGCAAATCAAGACGGCAACTATGCTTTTCCAGTAACTGGCATCAAGGTTCTGGTGAACTCTGGTGATGGCACCGCAACCCTGAAACTGGTTCAGGCTGGTATTTAATCATGCCCGTAGGGTATGGTGATGTAGCAGATCAGGCGAACACTACTGACGGATTTGCCGGTCAGACAAGCGCCGTTAATGCTTTGGGCGCTGGCATCGGTGAGGATGTCGGTGACGATGGTGTCGTTGATCTATATGGAGCCGCTCCTACAGCAACTTTCTACATCGCAGACGAATCTGCTCCGGGTTACGTTTTGCAAGAAAATAATGAAAAAATTATTTTGGAGTCCTCGTAATGGCTGATCAAAAGATTTCGGCAATGCCATCGGCGGCAACGCTGACTGGCGCAGAACTTATCCCGCTCGTTCAGAGCGGCGCTAATGTCAAAGTAACGCTCGATGTTCTGCGTTCTTACGACAACGCATACGGCGGCTTCAGTGATAGCACAGATCAAACTGGCAGTGTGTCTGCCGGGACTGTGATGACATTCAACACCGTTGATGTTGCAGATGGCATCACGCTGGTAAGTAGCAGTCAGATCACCGTGCCAAACACAGGCAAATACAGCCTGCAATTCAGTTCGCAGTTTAAGAACACAAACAATGCCCAAGAAGATGTGACCGTGTGGTTGCGCATCAACGGCGTTGATCTTGCAAACTCTGCAACTCAATACACGATCCCAGCCCGCAAAAGCGCTGGAATTTTTGGATATGGCGTGGCGTCGCTGACATTATTTTTGGACTTGACCGCAAACGACTATGTTGAAATTTTGTGGATTCCAACCAATACGACCGTGACGATGGAGCATCTGCCTGCCAGCGTGACTCCTGCGTATCCTGCAATTCCATCGGTCATCGCAACTATGATTCAGGTGGCATGATGCCAGCAAAATCAAAAGCTCAGTTTCGCTTTATGAAGGCAGCGGAAACTGACCCGCGCTTTGCCAAGCGCGTAGGCATCAAGCCTAGCGTTGCCAAGGAATATACGGAAAGCAATGTTGCAAAAAAGGCTTACAAAAAGCTTCCGGAGAAGAAGGCTAAGGGCGGGAATGTCTCGCTAGCTATTGGTCGTGGCGAGAAGCTTCCTGCCGAGCGCGGGGCTGGTTTGACCGCCAAAGGGCGTGAAAAATACAACCGTGAAACTGGCAGTAATTTGAAGGCTCCGCAGCCCCAAGGCGGCCCTCGTCGGGATAGCTTCTGCGCTAGAATGGGGCCGGTAGCTCGTAAAAGTGAACGCGGTAGTCGGGCAAGGGCTTCAATGAAACGGTGGAACTGCCCCGGCTGGTGAAAGGATGCTAGATGGCCACTTCAGGAACTGTTGGTACGACGGTAATCAACGTACAGCAGCTTATCGATCACGGAGCGCGTCGGTGCGGTAAGCTTGCCGAAGAACTGACCGCAGAACAGCAAGTATCTGCTAGGGAAAGCCTGTTTTTCCTGCTTTCTCGCCTCATCAATATTGGCATTCAATATTGGGCAATTAACAAGAAAGTCATTGGCCTTCAGGCCAACAAGTATATCTATGATCTGCCTCTGGGATCTGTGGATGTCTTGAATGCGCTGTATCGGCGCATGAATCGCCCGACGCCGAATTCAACTGGTGGATATACGACTTCTGCGGGCGGTGTAATAGCTAATGCTTTTGACAGCGACGTAGATACGATCTGCACGCAGACTTCTGCGAATGGCAACATTGCTATCAATTTCGGTGACTACAATCCAATTTATGCTGGATCGATTGGGATACTACCGGGCGTTAGCGGCACGTTTAATGTCTTGATTGAATACTCGGAAGATGGTTCTACTTGGTCAACGCTTTATGACCCGGGCGAGACTGTCTGGGTTAATAACGAGTGGCTGTGGTATGACATTGACCCGGGTCAGAACGTCCAGTATTACCGCATCCGTGAGACTGGCGGCAATACGCTTTCCGTTCGTGAGTTTTATGTGGGCAACAACAGCACTGAAATCACGATGGCAAGATTGAATCGTGATGACTACACGAACCTGCCGAATAAGAACTTTACTGCAAATCAGCCATTCCAGTTCTGGTTTGATCGCACCATTCCGCAGCCGAAAATTTATCTGTGGCCAGTTCCTTCAGATCCTTTCGTCCAAATGACTGTTTGGTATTCAAGGCAGATTCAGGACGTAGGGGCGCTGCAGGATGAGCTTGAGGTTCCGCAGCGTTGGTATGAGGCCACGGTATTTATGTTGGCTCATAGGATGGCTCTGGAGCTTCCGGGCGTTGCGATGGATCGAATTGTTTATCTTGAAAAAATGGCAAACGAGTATCTCAATGAGGCGGAGCAGGAAGAGCGAGACAAGTCTCCGATCTACTTCGCGCCGAATATTTCGCCATACACACGCTGATGCCATTATTTCTTGACACTAGAGGGTATTCATCGATTGCGATAGCAATTTGTGATCGCTGCAAGATGAAGCGACCATATTCGGCAATGACGAATGATCCGAACTTCCCCGGCCTTCGAGTGTGTGATCAGGGTTGTGCGGATCAGAAAGACCCGTATAGGCTTCCTGCTCGACAGACAGAGAGAATTGCTCTGCGTTTTGCGCGTCCTGATGTTTCAGTCGCAACTGACCCGAACGACCTAACTACCGGAGGTTATGGTGGTTATGTTATTTCTACAGAACAAAATGGTGAGACTCCGGAAAATAACGGAAATCTTGACGGGCTTGAGGTTACGCCATAATGCCAAATGTAAAAATTACGGACCTTCCAGCCGCGCAACCACTTGATGGGTCAGAAATTGTCCCAATGGTGCAGAACGGGATTACCGTTCGCGCCACTACCGCTGCGATTGCGGCTTCCCCATCACTGACTCAGACCATCCTGACGGTCAATCAGGAGCCTACATTACCGAATTCTAGGGCTTTGAGTGCCGGAACCGGCCTTGGATTGACTGATGGTGGCGCATTAAGCACCCTTCAGATCACGCTAAATGGGGCTTCTGGCTCACTGGAGACTGCTGGTAATGGTCTGATAGCCAAAACCGCATCAAATACCGTTGCAGCGCGTTCTATAGCGGTTTCTGGCACTGGTTTGGCCGTGTCAAATGGCGATGGAGTGGCTGGGAACCCGACTTTGAGCCTTGATGGGCTGATTTCAGCAATTGCTCAGGTTGGCGGGACTGGTCTTTTGGCGTTTCAGGGAGGCGCAACCGCTGGCGGCGTGCTGATTGCCGGAACTGCAAATCAGATTGATGTTGCAAATGGCAATGGATCGGGCGGAAATCCGACTATTTCGATTGTTTCGAACCCGATAATCCCGGGAACTGCCGCAATGAAGATCCCTGTCGGGACTTCGGCGCAACAGCCGGTTGGCGCTGACGGGCAGATTAGATTTAACAGTGATACGCAGACTTTTGACGGATTTGCGTCTGGATCTTGGAATCAATTTTCTCTTGCTGGCGGTGTAACTACGTTTGATGCCGGAAGCACCGGCTTCACTCCGGCGTCTCCGACCAGTGGTGCCGTGGTTCTTGGTGGAATTCTCAACGGCGCAAGCGGCGGAACTGGAGTAGCGAACAGTGGCAAGACAATAACTCTTGGGGGTAACCTCGCAACTTCTGGCGCATACAACCTGACGTTGACGATTACCGCGGGAACGAATGTAACGCTTCCGACTACCGGAACATTGTCTACCCTTGATGGATCAGAAACGCTGACCAACAAGACAATTTCTGGGTCAAGCAATACTCTTTCGAACATTGGGAATTCAAGCCTTACAAATAGCTCCATAACGATCAATGGATCTTCTGTAAGTCTTGGTGGATCAGTCACCGTTACTGCAACCGCTTCCAATGCCTTGACGATTGGAACCGGACTTAGTGGAACCTCATACAATGGTTCTGCGCCAGTTACCATTGCTATTGATAGCACTGTAGCTACTCTCACCGGATCTCAGACTTTGACAAATAAGTCAATGTCTGGCGCATCAAATACGTTTACCAATATTCCAAACGGTGCGCTTTCAAACTCAAGCGTCACGTTTAACGGAACATCGGTTTCGCTTGGTGGATCTGGGACTATAACGGCAAATACCACCAATTCCCTGACGTTCAATAATTCTGGAACTGGTGATGCCTCTGGAACGACATTCGATGGATCTTCTGCGAAGACCATCAGCTACAACACTGTTGGTGCCTCTCCGCTTGCCGGTTCTTCAAGTATTACTACAGTAGGAACCGTAACTTCCGGAACGTGGAATGCAACGGCAATTGCCAATAATTATCTTGCCAATTCATCGATAACGATTGGTTCAACGAGCGTATCTCTTGGATCGACCGCATCGACTCTGGCTGGCCTTACTTCGGTAACTGTTACGCAAGATCCTACGTCTGCGCTGCAGCTTGCGACAAAGCAATATGTCGATGCGGTAGCAGAAGGTCTTCATGTTCATGCCGCCTGCGCTGCTGCCACGACTGGAACTTTGGCCTCGATTACTGGCGGCTCTGTAACCTACAACAATGGCACCGCTGGCGTCGGCGCTACGCTGACTTTGGGTGTCGCCCTGACAACGCTGGATGGATATACGCTTCTGAACGGCGACCGTATTTTGGTCAAGAACGAAGCCACTCAAGCAAATAACGGTATTTACACATGGGCGACCGGCGGGACTGTTCTGACCAGAGCGACTGATTTTGATACTTCTACAGAAATTGCATCTGGTGACTTTACCTTTGTTTCGAATGGAACTTTGTATGGAAACACTGGATGGGTTCAAACAGACCCTGTAACAACAGTAGGAACTGATCCGAT